ATTTATATCACTACTTGCGGATGCATATCTATTTGTTTTAGTTGAACTAGATTCTGTTCTGGGTGGTACATTTCTTTGATCTCGACCTCTAGGATCTCCAGTGGATATCTGTCTTCCTTCTCCGCCAAATGCATCGAGACCTACTCCTCGTTCTGCTGCCGGTCCAGTAACATTATTGCCTGTACCGCCAAATGCATCTAAATCAGATGCTCCACTACTGCCAGATCCTGTGCCTGTTACTCCACTACTGCTAGTTCTGGAGCCTGCCGCTGCACCTCTAGCACCAGATGAATTAGAAACAGAATAATCATTTTCGTCTGTATCTAATATTTTACTTTTGGCTTGTGAATGTAATACTGTTTCTTGTTCTAGATGTCCTAACCAAGGCTCGTGTTCTGGAACACGGTTATTAACACTTTCTTTTACACTTCTGTTAACCGCTAGTGCTGCAACTGTAGGTTTTGTTGCAGGTACAGCCGGAGGTCCGTTTAGATCGATCAATTTTGCTGTTAGTCTCATATGTGGGCCAGCTCTGAGATGCATATTTCTTTTAGTTGTAATTTTTATATCGTCTTGTGCTGACATGTTTATTTCGCCTACAGTAGATTCTACTTTTATGCCTTCAGCACCACGTGCTCGCACATTGATACTATCTGCGTCAATATTAAATTCTTCTTGTGCATAAAAGTTAATACTTTGTTCAGCATGATAACTTACATTACCCGCAGCGAAAACATCTACGTTTCCGTCTTTGTCCATTTGGATCCAACTAGACCCTTCTTGGTTATTAATATAAACAATACCTGCACTGTCGTTTAGTAACACTTGTGCGCCAAAGCCGCTTCTTAATCTTACCAGATTATTTTTACCACCTTCACGAGATTTATCAGGAACGTGGTTTTCGCCTTCTTGATGTTCTACTGTTCCATCGTCTAATACAATACTATGTCCAGCAGGTGTGTTAAATCCGCTAACTTGACTAGGACTTTCACGGCGTGCACCACTGCTTCCTATACCTCGAATTGGATCCCATAGTAGTCCTTGTCTTGCAATTGCTTCTTGAAGCGGATGAACTTCTCTTTGGTTGCCCGGTTGTTCTTGATAAACATGCCAGTCAAAGGCTGTTACAATTTCTTCTTCGCCTGCACTATTCAGTCTAGGACTTGATGGAAACCCTGGCATCATTGAGTTTCTGTTAATATCTGATAAAACACCTAACAAGTAACCTTCTTGATCTCTGCCATTGAAGCCAACTACTACTTCTGTACCTGGCTGCGGAGGAGCCCAAGATGCACCATAGTTGTTACTTAAAGTATTACCTTGAACAACACCTCCAAAAGGACTAAGTTGTCTTACTTTATGAAAATTGTGTCTTCTTTCTTGTGTATCCTTTGGATCAACTATTTCTGAACCAGATAAATCGACCCATACATGTCCTTGATAATTTTCATCAGCAGCATCTACTACTTTACCTGTAAATATGCCGTTTAGCGGTCGGAAGCCTTGCGTACTATTTCTATCGTTCCATGCCGGAACGCCAGCAGTCGATTGATTCGACCCCGTAAATGAATCACGTTCTCTAGGTACGCTTATAGGTCTTCTTGCCATTTTAATTTAAACTCCGTATCATTATCTATATATGTTACTTAACCAAGTTGGAGCTCCAGAACTCGATTCGCCGTTGCCCCAGTATCCACCGTAAATTTGTCTGCCATCTGGTCTAACATTTCTGCCAGCAGCAATATCAAAATGTCCTACATTACCATCCATATACCATCTGCTTTGGGGTGCAGTATGATCTGCCCAACCGATGCTCGGGTTGTATCCTTGCGATCTTGCGTTATTATAAAAGTTTTGAGAAAACTGTTGTATAATAGCACGATCAGAAGGGTTAGCAACACTTAGTTGTCTGCCATTTAAAAACAATGCAGTATCCGATGCATTTCCGTGTGTATGTCTTCCGCTTCTAGTATTGCCTTCGGTTCTAACTCCACTAGTTGTTTGCAATGTTACTCCTGTTTCATTTGCAGTTTGTGTAAGTAAGTCCGACAGTGCAGGTTGCAGACCTGAGTCAAGTCTGTGGTTACCACTAAAGTCATTTCCGTTCGCAGGTTGCACATTATCTGCAGGAGTGTCTGGAATTCCGTCACCATCTGTGTCGACTGGTGCTGTTTCGTTTGCACCGCCTGTCCTGTTTGGCGCACCAGAAGACGCACTTCCGCCTGAGACACAACCTTTCATAAGTTCTTCAAATAACAATTCGCTATTTGTGTTTACATCTCTAAATGCACCTAATAGCATTACAAATTGACCATTTTCATAACGAGCTTGAACTGTTATAACACGATAAAGTCCTGTGATACTAAAGTTTCCGTCTTCTCTATTACTACTTAAACTTTCTATTAAACCGGACTGTTCATTCGGATAAGTTGGGAAGTTTGTATTTAAAAAATACAAGTTACCGCCAACTTGATATGGTGCACCACCATTTTTCCCTAGCCAATAGGGATCACCACGTACAAATATTTGTTGCTTCATTAAATCGCCAATTGCGTTTAAGTTAAGTTCCATTGCACCTAGCATACTAGAACCTATGTCATCGTTTGGTTTTTCTGGACCTAAGTTTGCCAAACTGTTCACAGGAACATATTCGAATGTTGCTGGTAAATCTTCTTTTCTAGCACTAGACGACGATGAACCTCCGCCGGCATATAGTTGACTTTGTGTAATATATCTGTTACTAACAGTAGGTAAATTTCTTGCAACTGTATTTTGACTGTTAAGCAAATCTCGTAAATTTTGCGCAACTGTTTCAAATTGAGTTTCTGCAGTATTTGCTTGTCTGCTAATTTCTATTCCCAATTCCCTAATAGAATCTAAATTACTAGATATTTGTCTTTCAATTGCAACGGCAGCAGGTGGTTCTATTTGTCCTGCTAACTGCTCTCTAAGACTGTCATTTTCTACTCGTAAATCTGCAACTTGTGCTCTTAATTGTGCGGCTGCTTCCATTGCACGTGCTGCTTCTTGTTTAAGTCTGTTGTTTTCTTCTTGACCTGAGAAACTACTTCCAGTAAACAAATCTGGCAGATTTCGAAGTCTACCGCTGTTTAATGCTTGAATAACATAATATGCTTGATCTAATTTAATGTCTAAATCTAAAACTTCTGTATTCAATCCAGTAAAGGAATAATCAAAACGCTTTCTCAATAATCCCTGACTAAAGATATTTCTTAACCTATTTTGCTGATCTCCGGTACTTTGATATAAATTTAAAAAACTAGACGGGTCATGTGTTGCTTCGGGTGTCAAGTATCCGTCGGCACTATATGTTATACGCTTTTGATATCTTTTTGCTAAAACGTCATATTCTAAGTATTGTACTTGTGTATTAAATATTACCCATTTAACAAGTTCTGCAAGTTGCGGCACTTGTGCTTCGCCTTCGTTGGGATCATCTTTTAAAAATCCAGCATTAGTAGCGATTCGTTTGAATTTTTCAGTCTGAAATAATGCCATTGCAATAGCACTGTTTATAGCAGTACCTTGTGCTAATGTAAATGTTAAAGTGCCGTTGCCACTAACACTAATACCTCTAGATTGTCGCAGCCTGTTAGTAGTAATAGCATCAAATTCCCAACCGCCCCATCCGGCTGTTTCTGTAAACACATACCTATCAGGCAATGTCATTCCAAAATTTCTTGCAGCTTGTTCTTCAAGCTGACGGTTATGTTCTTCTTGGAATTTACCTAAAAAATCTCCAAATGTACGCACGCCACTAATTATAGTTTCTTGTTTTAAGTGTAATTCTAAACGCTGGAAAGCATCTTCTGAGACTTCAACAAAGTCTCCGTAGTAAGTGCTTGCACCATCTCTATATTCAAATGTTAAACCTAATAATTTTGTTGTATACAAATAAGGACCAACTGTTTCAGATCTGTCACCAATCCAACCAATTAAATTAAGTTCTAATATATAACATGCATCTAAATGGTTTTCAATACCTAATTGTTCAGCAGCAAACAAAATTCGGTTGAACATTGTTGCTCCGCCCGGTTCTAAA